ATTCCTGCCTTGATCCTATTTGCAGACATCGTGCCTGTATCAATGGAGGATGCAGATAGATGCTGTACAGATATCTTCGATGCATCAAGTGTGCCTGCGGTAATAAAATCAGCTACAAAACCGCCGTCAAGAGTAGCGGCAAGGGTATAACTACCATCATAACCATTTGAGCTATGCCCCCACCCTGCCTGATTAAATCTCCAAACATTAACAGCCGTAGATATATCATCGGTATCCATTATAAGCAACTCGTCAGGCTCGCCATCTCCGTTGCTGTCGTGAAGTATCAAATGGCCGCCAAGATTGCCCGTAATAAGCTCTGTGGCGTGCGCAATAGCTTCTGCCATAAAAGATGCATTCGGCTTATTGGCAATCTCCTGTGAGGTAAATGCGATGGTATCAACGGCACTTGTCTGCGCATCGCCGAACTCGGTCTCGATATACTTCTCTTTGATGACATCATACTTGACTCTTATGCACTTCACATTTGTCCTTGTGATACCGAGAGCCTCATAATATACCGATACTGTATCGCACAGGTCTACCCTGTTCGCAAGCTCGCCGCTCTGCACGAAATCAAGCTTGATGTTATTGGTAGGTGTAGTGAGGTTATTGTCATTGATATACTTCTGCGCCCTCGTTGTGAGCTGTGCAACTGAAGGTGCTTCCTGATATTCGGAAGAGACATCAACTACAAGGCACTTGTTGGAAGGCAGAGTGATACCTGTTGCCACCTTATTGCCTACTACAGCCGCATCTTCGCCGTTCTGGTAGAAGCATCTGACATGAGTATAGAGATTGGAACAGTCTATCTCCTGCGTAAGCTCAAGGAGATTCTTACCATATCTGATGGTAACACCCCTATCTGCTCCTGCATTGGTTAGGAACTGTACACGGAAATTGTCATACTTGATATCAGCCTTGCCAAAGACATCAAGGAAAGAACCCTTCCTGCCTACGAAGTAAGACTTGACGGATGCAGGAGTGTTTATCTTGAAGCTTGCATTCACCACCTTATCTGTGGTGATAGTGAAGCCTGTGGATGCGTTCTGAAGCAAGGTGCAAGCCGCCGCCGCATTATTTGCCGTACCGCTCACTATATCGAATCCGGAGAGCAGGTATGAGATGTGCTTGCAATATACTGTGAACTTGCCGTTCATCACCTTGCCTATGCGAGCAATAAAGAAGAGCTGTGGATCATCTGTGGGATTCGGTTTTGCTTTGACAAAACGCATGTATGAGAGATCCTGTGCATGGATTCCGGACATAGGATACTCGAATGTCAATTCATAGATGTCATTCCTTGCATGCTCGCAATTGCAGGAAATGCAATCGGAAAGCACTCCCAAGCCGTTATGCTGTGGAACTGTGCCGAGAGTGATACTATCGTATAGGATCGGATACATAATGCCTCCTTAAATTGTCCACCACTTTGGTGTTATCGTTACTGTGGCAATGCCGCCTGTGAAGCTTACAAGGTTATTGCCTGACTTGAGAACAGGGAACTCTCCTGTCATGAGGCTGTTCTTATTCTCCGCAGGAAGCCTATATACATCCATCCTCTCGCAATCTATATTGAGATAGTCTGCGATATTGGTGAAGCTCATTGTAGTGCCGTTCACAGTAAGTGTGCCACTACCGCTTCCTGTGATATGAATGAGAGGCTTGGCCTTGAAGCCTGTAGGATTGAAGATACTGTTTCCGGAGGATACCGCTACTTCAGTATTGCCAGAGATGAGGAATCTTTCAGGTCTACAATGGAAGACTACTTCAAACTTGCCTGCCCTTGTGTATCTGTTCTCCACATCAAAGGAATCCTTGAAGTATGCCCATCTGAAGTGATCCGTATCATAGTCATCCATCAGCACCTGATAGCCTGTCTTGTAGAGCTTCTGCGCCACATCCTCGAGGATATCTTCGATGCAATTCTCTTTACCATCGCCGATGAAAAGAGTGTAAGGCTGATCGTATGACTCATACGCATCCTCCATCTCCACCACTTCACGATTAGTGCCTGCGATGGGAGTTACTGTACCCTTCCTTGTAGGCTTGATGCGCTTGGGGGCAGATGCTATCCACGCAGGGATAACATCGCCTCCGAATGTGATTCTCTTATCTAATGCCATAAGCCGCCTCCTTATCGTTAATCAGATACTGAAGCTCTCTCGATACTTCCTTCGCAAGTTCTCTTACATCCTGTCCTTCTGTGCCATAGACATTGATTGTGATAGGTGCAGAGCCTGCGCCTACAGCCTCTCTCATCATGCTCATGAGAGTATTAGTGCCAATGACCATCTCCGAGCCTGCCTCGCCGCCGCCGAGAAGCTTACCACCCTGCGCACCAAATATTGTTGCGCCGTTGAGCATATAAGCCTGATCCATAGCCTTCTTGTACCAAGATACCGATACAGAAGGATATGTGGGAGGGGTAGCAAGAAGGTCAAGTGAACCCTTGATGGAGAAATGCGGAAGCTTGATGTCCGGCAATGACCACTCAAAGTTGAAGAGACCTTTGATGTAGTCTATCGCACTCTGTACTGTGTTTTTGACATTGTTGAAAATGTTTGAGAATGTGCTTTTGATCGCATTCAACACAGAAGATACTGTGGATTTAGCCGCATTCAGACCGCTTGTGAATTTGCTCGTTATCGAAGTCCACAGATTCGATACAATGTTCGTTACATTGGTCTTCAGATTGCTGAAGAAGCTTACTATGGTAGCAAATCCGCTTGAAATCAGCGAACCGACATTCGATAATGCGCTCGATATCTGATCGTAGTTCATACCGAGCAGACCGCCGATGATAGCAAATACCTCCGCTCCGAGTATTCCAAGCAGGTCTACCACCGCCGAAAGAAGCTCGGGGAATATGGCAATTACTGTTGTGATTACATTTGCGTAAATCTCGGGGATTATTGCCACCAAATCGGGGGTAGCCAAGAGGATGCCCTGCGCAAGAGCCAAGATGAGCTGAAGAGCCACAGATATCAATACTGAAAGAGTATCAGGAGCTGTCAATGCGGATGCAATTTCTGACACGATAGCTACGATTGCAGGAAGCAATGAAGGCGCACTATCTGTCAAAAATTGTGCAAGCATTATGACAAGTTCCAAAGCCGTACTCAAGAGCATAGGGGCATTAGAAAGCAATGCAGAACCCACCTCTTGTATGAGTAATATCGCCGCCTGCATCAATGAAGGCAGGGCAGAAATTACACCCTGAATCAGCTCGGAAATTATACCGCTTCCGGAAGATATGAGCTTGGGCAGATTGGTGGAGATTGAAGATATCAGAGAGCCGAGGATCTTTGCACCCACTTCAAGTGCCTTTGGTGCAACTTCATTCAGCCGCTCGATGAAATCATCCACACCCTCATCGATGAGAGCAAGACCGCCATCATCACCAGAGAATATCAATGCCAATCCATCCATCACTTTGGTGAATGATGGGAAGAATTCGCTCATCATGTTATTCTTCAGACCTTGAAGAGCGGTCTGCATTCCTGTGAGGGAATCTTGGAAAGCCGCTCCTGCCTTTACTTGTTCCTCTGAAAGCACACCATTGAGGTCATGTGCCTCCTGCTTCAGGCTATCAAGGTCTTCCTCGGTCATGTTGAGCATCGGACCTAACTCCGTTGCTCCCTTACCGAGAAGCTGTGAAGCAAGGTATGTTCTCTGCGTCTGGTCTTCAACATTCATCAATGCCCGAACTGTCGCATCAAAGACTTCTTCCTGCGACATGCCTGCGAGCTGTTCCTGCGAGAGACCAAGCTTATCAAATGCATCGCTTCCGGTTTCTACAGCCGTTGCAAGAGTCTTCATTCCTGCCTTGAGCGATTCCATCGAAGTGCCGCTTAATGTCGCCACATATTGCCATTCCTGAAAGCTCTCAATACCAAATCCCATTTTGGCACTCATTTTATCTATTGAATCGGCATATTCGGCACTCGAGGCTACACCATTGACAAAAGCCGTTGAGCCTGCAATTACAGCCGTAGTTGTAGCCGCAATCGCCGCCGTTGCCACTTTTGCGCCTGTAGAAACTACAGCTCCAAGTGTCTGCCCGAATGATTGACCTTTGGATTCTGCACTTGCCAATCCCTCATCATATTGGGAAGTATCAATGCCTAATGTGGCAAATAACTCAAATACATTCATTATTCTTTCCTCCGAAGCTTGTCAAACCGAGATATGATCTCTTCAGGTGTTTCCTGTGGCTTTTCTTCTTGTTTAGTATTACTAAACATATCCGCATATCTCGGTACATCAACTTCGCCTTTGGTCATCCAAGTCGAATATAAAGCGAGAGAGTCAGAGACATATATACGATATGCCTCCTCTTTCTCTCGCTCCATCGCTTTCGCTAACAGATATCTGATGAAAGGCTTTAGATCCCTTCTGCCTCTGTATTCTCCGTAGCAGGAGAAGAAGAGGCTAATGATGTCACTTTGCTCTCCCCCTGCGAGTGAAAAAGGCTCTGTACCTCGGGATCGTTGATAAGCTCAAGGATCTGCATCGGAAGAGTAAGGAGAGACAGATTCTCGGAATATTCCTCTACTGTCTTCCGGTCAAGCCTTGCCAAGACCTCGATCACTTCCTTCTTGTGATTCTTCAGCATCGGCTTGATATACGATGCAGGCTTAACATTCTTCTTCTTTGACAGCTCCTGCACTTCCTTATCGGAAATGATCGATGTTAAAGGCTCGATAATATCAGCCAATACATCAATGGCTTCTTCGCCTTTGAAATCAGATAGTCTCATAGATTAGCCTTCTCCTTCTGTTGCCGCCGTAACGGTTATTGTGCAAGTTGCGATAGCCTCATCGCCGCTCTTGGAAGCCTTGGCAATGATAACACAGATACCCTCATCAACAGCCGTAACTACACCATTGGATACTGTAGCAACTGATGTGTCAGAAGATGACCATGCAACTGTTGCATCGTTAGGATTCTTGGTAGCCGTGAGAGAAAGTGTCTTGCCTTCATCAATGGAAGCCGCACTCCTGTCGAGCTTGATGGATACAGCCGTGCTGTCTCCAGAACCAAGATAGAATTCCGCAGGGATCACATCCTGTGCAGACATAGAGTTATGACCTGTAATGGTCAGAGCGATATTGCCCTTGCCCTTGTCTGTTGACTTGATGGAGAATCCGTCTGTG